AAACAGTTTTGGGATGGGTCTGGGAATCGGTGGATAAGACTGCGACTGAAGCAGCTTTGGCGGCTAACATTGCTTTGCAGAAAGCACCAGTAACGGCTTCTGGCACTCCTTGGTCAGCTTCTGAGTAATCATGGCTGACGAGACAGTCACTCATGAACACATCTATGAGCGTTTACTGGCTGTAGAAGCCAAGGTAGACAACATAGAGAAGAATACACAAGATGTAATCAAAGCCTTTAACGCTGCCTCAGGTGCTTTTATGGTACTTGAGTGGATTGCTAAAGCTGTTAGACCTATCATTATCATAGGTGCTTTCTTTGGAGCTATTTACTTAGCTATAGACAATAAATTTCATGGAGTTAAATAACTATGGATATGCCTAAACGTGGTCAGCGTACAGCTAAGAACAAGATGAAGAAGGTTATGGGTGAGTACAAAGAAGGTACTCTCCACAGTGGTAAGGGTGGCCCTGTGGTGAAGTCTCGTGCTCAAGCAGTTGCGATTGCTTTGAGTGAAGCTGATAGAGCTAAGAGAAAAACTGGTAGAAATAAGAAGTAAAGGATATATAAATGGCTACGTATTTAGACGTTGTGAACAATGTGCTCAGACGCTTGCGTGAGCCTACTGTTACCTCAGTAAATGATACTGACTACTCAGCAATGTTAGGTGTATTTGTTAATGATGCTAAGCGTGAAGTTGAAGATGCTTACGATTGGAATGCTTTAACAAGTACCCTAACAGCTAATACTACTACAAGTGTATTTAACTATGTTTTGGTAGGTTCTACAACTCGCTTTAGAGTGATTGATGTATTGAACATTACTAAGTTACATCCAATGCAGTATGCTCCTACAAGGTGGTTGAATGAGCAGTTCATGCTAACAGCCACTCAAAACAATGCACCTCTTTACTATAACTTCAACGGTGTAGACTCCAATGGAGATACTCAGGTAGATTTGTATCCAATTCCCAATGGTGCATATACCCTACAGTTCAACTTAGTTATTCCTCAGGTGGACTTGGTAGCTGATAATGACCGTATCTTAGTTCCCTCACACGTTGTAGCTCTATTGGCATACTCTAAAGCTATCGCTGAGCGTGGTGAAGACTCAGGTGTATTGTCTTCAGAGGCTTATCAGATGTACAGATTAGCTCTGGCAGATGCTGTAGCCATTGAGCGTAATCACTACGATGAAGAGATGACTTGGGATGCTGTCTAAATGTCAGAACAACTCCTAACCACAACTATTCAAGCTCCGGGCTTCATGGGCTTGAACTTACAAGATTCTTCAGTGAATCTTGAGAATGGTTACGCCACTGTAGCCACTAATTGTGTGATTGATAAGTTTGGACGTATTGGTGCTCGTAAGGGATGGACTACAGCGCATACTGCACTGGCAGCTTTAACTGGATACAGTGTCAAGACTATTGCTGAATTGATTGACAATGCTGGTAACTCATACATTGTTGCAGCTGGAAACAATAAGTTATTTAAACTTGTGGGTAGTACTCTTACTGAGTTAACCTACGGAGGTGGCGGTACAGCCCCTACCATTACAGCTGATAACTGGCAGATGGCTCCGTTGAATGGGTGTCTCTACATCTACCAAGCTGGACATACACCTTTAGTGTTTGACCCTACAGTCAGTTCAACAACCTTTAGACGTATATCTGAGAAGACTGGCTACTTAGGAACTGTATCAAGTAATAACTGTGTTATCAGTGCCTATGGTCGTACATGGAGTGCTAACAACAGTACAGACAAGAGTACTGTACAGTTCTCAGACCTACTTGCTGGTCATGTCTTAAGTACAGGTACAGCTGGTACATTGGATGTATCTCAGGTATGGCCTTCAGGCTCTGATGAGATTATAGCTCTATCTTCACATAATAACTTCTTAATTATCTTTGGACGTAGACAGATACTTATTTATTCTAATGCTACAGACCCTAATAACCTTACATTATCTGATACAATTACAGGTGTTGGATGCTTTGCTAGAGACTCTGTAGCTAAGACTGGTAGTGATGTTGTTTTCCTATCAGATACTGGTGTACGTTCACTGATGCGTACCATTCAAGAGAAGTCAGCTCCAATGAGAGAGATTAGCTTGAATGTTAAGGATGACTTACTTGATGACTTAAGTGCTGAGACTGCAGCTAATATCAGGTCAGTGTATTCAGATAAGGATGCCTTCTACTTATTGTCTTTACCAACAAGCAATACTGTGTACTGTTTTGACATGAGAGGTCAGCTACAGAATGGTGCAGCTAAGACTACAACGTGGAACAATATCACTCCTACAGCCTTCTTTTATACCCGTAATAAGGATTTATTGATAGGTAAGGAAAGTTATATTGGAAAATACACTGGATCACTTGACAACACCAGTACTTATAAGTTAAAATACTATACCAATTACTTTGACTTTGGTTCCCCTACATCTTTAAAGATACTTAAAAAGGTTAACTTAACCTTTGTAGGTGGTAACGGAGCTAATGTTATTATTAAGTATGGCTTTGATTTTAGCCCTAGTTATATCTCTAGAGTTATTCGCTTAGGTGATATTACTGTTGCTGAGTACAATGTTGCTGAATATGGTATTGGTCAATACACAGCTGGTATTGTATATGACAACAAAAAGATTAATGCCAGTGGTTCAGGTAATGTTATCCAGATTGGCTTAGAAACAGATATTAATAACTTTGAAATATCTTTACAGAAACTCGATTGCTACATTAAAGCAGGAAGGACACGATAATGTCTAGTTACACAAAGAGCACAGACTTTGCAGTTAAGGACTCACTATCTACAGGGAACCCTTCTAAGTTAGTAAAGGGTACTGAAATTAATACTGAGTTTGATGCTATTCAAGCAGCAGTTAACTCTAAAGCTGACAAAGCTAGTCCAGCATTCACAGGTACAGTGACAGCAGTAAACCTTACTGTCTCTGGTACTTTTACAGCAACAGTTGACGGAGGCACATACTAATATGGCTATCGATTATACAAGTTTACTTGGGGGTCTTGCCTCCAGTGCCGTAGGTGCTATAGGTACAAACTACGCAGCTAACCAAGCAGCTAATGCAGCCACTCAGTCAGCTAACCAAGCTGCACAGATGGCTCAATTTAGACCTGTAGGAGTTACTACAAGGTTTGGTAAGTCAGGCTTTAACTATGACCCTTCAGGACGGTTAGTAGGTGCTGGCTACCAAGTAGCTCCTGATGTAGCTGCAGCCCGTGAAGGTTTGTTAGGCTTAGCAGGTACTGGTATCGGTCAAGCTCAAGCTGTACAAGCATTCCAGCCTAATGTTAACACTGCAGCTCAAGGTTTGTTTAACTTGGGTCAAGGCTACATAGCTCAGACACCTCAAGCACAAGCTCAGCAGTACATGACACAACAGCAGCAGTTACTTGCTCCCGGTCGTGAACAGGCATTGGCTAATCTAACGAATCAACAACAGCAACAAGGTCGCCTAGGTCTTGCTACAGGTGCAACCACTGCAGGTTACACTGCGGGTGCTCCCGGCTTAGCAGCTACTAATCCTCAGATGGCTGCATACTACAATGCTCAAGCTCAGCAGGATGCACAGTTGGCTGCACAGGCTCAGATGGCTGGACAACAACAAGCTACGTTTGGTCAGGGCTTGATGACTGGTGGCTTAAACTTAGCAGGTCAAGGCTTTGGATTACAGACACAAGCTCTTGCTCCTTACACTCAGTATATGCAAGGTGCTACTAACATAGAGAATCAAGGTATGAATGCTTTGACAGCTGGTCAGAGTTTAGGTTCTTTAGGTGCTGCACAGGCTCAAGAGGCAGCTAGACAGTATGCAGCAGGTCAGTCAACTGCTAACCAAGCTCAACGTGCAGCCTTGCAAGGTACTGTAGCTGGCTTAACAGATCCTATTAGTCAGTTGATTGCAGGTTTAACAGGTAGTGGTGGTTCTGGCGGTGTTAACTACAATGCTGTTATTAACCCTTACTTCCAGACATCTTAAGGAATAACATGGCAACACAATCAATTCAAGGTTTGTTTGGAGGCATGGGTACTCCTGAGGAAATGCAACAACAAGCAACTCAAGCTAAGGCTATGCAGTTTGCTCAACTAACACCAGACCAGCAACTAGGTACAATGGGTTACAAGGGTGGTGCTAATTTAGGCCGTGGCTTAGCTGGAGCCTTTGGAGTACAAGTACAAGATCCTATGGTTCGCCAAGCTACTCTGCTTCGTCAGTTAGCTTCACAGTATGATACTAATACACCTGAAGGTTTGAAGCAGATGGCTCAAGCCTTACAAGGTACAGACCCTGAGCTTGGCTATCAGGTTATGCAGCGTGCTCAAGCTATGGAATTAGCTCAAGCTAAGACAGTTACACAGAAAGCTCAAACACTGACACAAGAAGCTCAAGCTGCTAAGTATCTAGCTGAACAAGGTAAGATACTTAGTGGTGAAGCCAAAGATGAACAGTTGCGTGCTGAATTAGCTTCATTGCCTACTGAGGCCGATGATAAAGCTGTTGAAAAAATTGTACGTAAGTACGGAAAACCTGATGACATCTTTAAGACATTAGAGCGTAGGTCTACCGCTGAAGCTAATCGTATTGCTAAAGCTGAACTAGAGCGTGAGAAGGCTGAACAACGTGCTATTGAAAAGCAGCGTGACCAAGAGTTTAAACAGCAAATGTTTGCTATGACTGCAGCTGCTAAATCATCTATGACAAGTGTTCAAAGAGAGCTGGCTGAACAACGCCTATCAGATCTTAAATCGAAGCAAACAGACAAAGAAGAAAAGAAAGAAGCCTCTAAACAGTTTGCTGTTAATCATGCAAATAAAGTTATTGATGATGTGACTGCAGCTAAGTCATTAGTGTCTGGTACTACCACAGGTTTAGTTGGTGCAGGTTCTTCCTTTGTTCCCGGTACTGATGCTTATAACTTGAAACAACGCTTGTTAACAATTAAGGCTAACTTAGGCTTTGATCGTCTGCAACAGATGCGTGATGCAAGCCCTACAGGTGGTGCTTTAGGTCAGGTTGCTGTACAGGAACTTCAAGCCTTGCAAGCCACTGTAGGATCTTTAGAGTTAGGTCAGACAAGGCAGGAACTACAACAGAACTTAGATAAGATTGAACTTCATTATAACAACTGGTTGAGTGCTGTAGGGGGTACTCCTACTAAGCCTCCTGCTCCTGCAGCGGCTGGCTGGTCTATTAAACCTAAGTCTTAATACAAGGATTCATAATGCCTACATACGTTGTTACAGCTCCAGATGGTAAGGAGTATGAGATTACAGCACCTGAAGGGTCAACACAAGAACAAGTACTTGCTTATGCACAACAGAACTACTCTAAACCTGCTGAAAAGCCTCAGCGTAGTTTAGCTGAAGAAACTGGTCGTCAGTTAGGTCTTACAGCTAGGGCTGGCATTACAGGTTTAGCTTCACTCCCTGCTATGTTGGCTGAACCTGTGGCTGCAGGTGTTAATCTGTTAGCGGGTAAGCAAGTAATGGCTTCACCTACTCAAGGATTGCAGAATGTGCTAACTGCTGCTGGTCTTCCAGCTCCTGAGACAGGACTTGAGAGAGCTGTGCAGACTGGTACAGCAGCTATGGCAAGTATTCCAGCACAGGCTGCTTTTTCAGGTACTTCAGCAGCCTTGGCTCCTTTACGTCAGAACCTATTACAACAAACTGCAGCGGCTGGTGCTGGTGGTATGGCTGGACAAGCTGCCGCAGATGTGGTGCAAGAGGCTACTGAGAATCCGCTTCTAAGTGCTATTGCAGGTATTGCAGCAGGTACTGTAGCTGGTGTGGGAGCTGCTAAAGGTGCTACAGCTGCAACTACAACTCGTGAACCTTTAATAACTCTAGATCAGATCAAGCAACGTGCTCAAAGATCTTATGCAACTGTAGATCAACAAGGCGTGTTCCTTAAACCTAAGAGTGTCTTAGATAACTTTAACAATATTGAAGCTGCTTTAGTTAAGGAAAACTTTAATCCTAAACTCAAAGCACATGAACCTGTTGCCCAAGTGCTTGAGCAAGTTAGAGACATGGTAGGAACTCAAAGAGTTTCTTTCACTAAGTTAGAACAGATGAGGTCTGCCTTAGTAGACTTGAAGTTAGATAAAGACTCAGCTACTCGTAAGTATGCGGGTCAAGCTGTATCTGAGTTGGATAACTATATTACTAAGCTAGGTGCTAAAGATGTGTTAGCTAGTCAGGGTAATTTAGGAACAGCTGTTAAAACTGTACAGGATGCACGTAAGGACTGGCGTAACTTGTCTCGTGCTACTGTCTTAGAAGATGCTTTGAATGTTGCTGAAGCTCGTGCCTTAGACCCTAAGGCTTCTGAGGGTGAGTTGATTCGTAGACAGTTGATTAACCTAGCTGCTAATAAAGATAAGATGAGATTCTTTTCAGAGCGTGAGAAGAATGCTATTAAGAGTGTAGCTTCTGGGCCTGTAGGAGATCCTTTACTGTCTCTTGTAGCTCGTCTGAATCCTGAGCGTAGTGCTCTTATGCAAGCCAGTACTGTTGCGGGTTCATTTGCTAACCCAGCAGCTGCAGCTACAGTGGCAGGCTTAGGCTATGGTGCTGATAAGCTTCAAGGTGCTCTACGTCAACGTGGTGTAAATAGATTAATGTCAGACATAGCTTCTGGACAACTACCACAGATTCCTCCTAATATGGCATGGCGAGGAATGTTGTCAGGTGTTCCTCAAGAGCAACAACAGTAACTTCAATGAAGAGGCTAACTCTAGCCCTTCTAATCATCTTTACGAGTTTTATAGCTACGGCTGGCTTCGACCCTAACGCAGATAGATGTGTTAAATGGAGGTGGAAGTGGGCTGCTGACTATAAGACTCGTATTGTCGTGTGTCTTGAATGGAAGAAAGCATATAACAAATGATTGATCCTCTAACGGCTCTAGCAGGGATACAGTCTGCAATCAACATGGTCAAGAAGGCTAGTAAGGTAGCCAATGACTTAGGCTCTCTTGCACCTATGATTGGTAAGATGTTTGATGCCAAGAGTGTAGCTACAAAGTCCATGCTACAGGCTAAGCAGTCAGGCAAGGGTAGCAACATGGGTGTTGCCTTGCAGATTGAGATGGCCTTAGATCAAGCAAGAGTCTTTGAAGAAGAACTTAAGATGCTCTTCATGCAGACTGGAAAGATTGATGTCTGGAATAAAATTAAGGCTAGGCAAGCTGAGATGGACTTAGCTGATGCCAAGGAGCTTAGTGCTCTGAAGAAAGCTGAGAAGGCAGCCAAGGAGAAAGAACAAGAGATGAATGAGATAGCCATGATTATAGGTGGTTGTTTCTTTGTTCTCTTCTTAGTATTTGTGGGTGTCAATGAGTTAATGGACTTCTGTGCAACTACTCAACGGTGTGGACGCTGAGGCTGGTAGATGAATGAATACCAAAAGACCTTTGACCTTTGCTTAAAGATATTTGTCTATGGTTGTGTAGCTCAATACTTTTTAGGTTTCCTTAAGTTTCTCCCTGACGATCTTTCAAATAAGATTGTTGCTTTATTACTATCTAAGATTGGACTTTAATGTTATCTTTATTCTCAACCCTTGGTGGTCTATTAATCTCAGGTCTACCTAAACTATTAGACTTCTTCCAGAACAAGAATGACCAGAAGCATGAGTTAGCTTTAGCGCAGATTCAAGTTGAGATGCAGCTTCAGATGATGGCTCAAGGCTTTGCAGCTCAGGAGCGAATGGAAGAGATACGTACAGATCAGATTGCCATGCAGACTGATGCTGAGATGACTGTAGCAGCTTATGACCATGATAAGAAGATTATGGACAAAGCTAGTAGATGGGTGGTTAACTTCGTAGGCACTGTACGTCCTATGGTGACTTATATCTTTGTGTTGGAGCTGTGTGCCATCAATGCTTGGATTGCCTACTATGTCTACTCTAATCCTCATCTTGTCTTGAACATGGGAGACTTGATTAGTCTTTCAGACATTATCTTCAGCAGTGATGAGATGGCTATGCTAGGAGGTATCATAGGCTTCTGGTTCGGTTCACGTAGCTGGGCTAAGAAATGAAGCTAAGTAAAGCTGGAGCTGACTTGATGCACAGGTTTGAGGGATGCAGGAATAAACCTTACCTGTGTCCTGCTCATATCTGGACTATAGGTTATGGTCATGTCCTTTATCAGGAACAGATCAGATTACCAATGGTAGCTAAAGAGGGACAAACTACAACAATTCGTAAAGAGTTACCACTGAGACAGGAGGACAATCGTGTATGGTCTAAAGAGGAAATCGAAAAACTATTCGCAGATGATGTCAACCTTTTTGAACGTGGTGTTCTACGACTTGCTCCTACTCTATCTGGTCATCAA